CAGCGTTGCGAAGCGAAGCGCGCTTGTGTTTGGCTGGAGTGAAGGCAACGAATCAGCGTCGGTGTCGATTAACTTGCTTGGTTCAATGCCGGATCGGTTCGCGGAGGTTGTCGTGAACCACGGAAGCGACGCTGCGCCTACAGTCCGATAATGCATATTATCAGACTATAGTCGGACATTTTGTGTCCTAGGGGGATGGAATGGAAAGCGGACAGAAAAGGATTGTTTTCCCTAGGATTGGCACGAATAATGGCAGGGTACCTGGCACCCCCTTTGCGGGTGGGCTTCGTTTACGATACCCCCCTCAAAAATTTTCCACCTTTTTGACCATGCTAAATAAAATCAAAATTGGTCAAACAGTATCTTTAACAACCGCTGAGAGGAAGTTGGCCCACTTCGTCGCTAGGAATCGAAACGGAAATAACCGTCATTTCAACGTGACGAATCTAAAGATCAGCGCGGAGGACGCTGCGACTGTGGATTTGGAAGGTATCTGCGGCGAGATAGCGTTCTGCAAGCTCTTCAATGTGTATCCCGATCTGGATACCGACCGTGAGCCTCCGCATCCGCTTTACGACGCGGTCATCCCGCCTATCCCGCCGGGATTCCGCATCGATGTCAAAACGACCAAGTACGACAACGGGAAGCTATTGGTCGATGCGCGCAAGGGCGTGAAAACTGAGGCTGTTGATTTCTATGTTCTGATGACCGGCACCTTTCCCGGCCCGTACACATTCAGAGGATTCATCGCCAGAGAGCATATCATCCAGCCTCACAAACTTGGCCTACTCAAGGGCTACAGCTCGTACATGGCGGAGCAGTCGGAGCTGACGGACGAGCTTCCGGCCAACTACTAATTCTGATTGACTTAGTAGACATTCTTATGCGTCAGTCCGCGCATCGACCTTAAGCAAGGCGGCGGATTGGTCATCCATCGCAAAACTGTCTAAGCGGCAATGACGCTCCGCAAATGGAAGGTAGGATAATCATCCACCGTGTGGTGGATTGATGGACTACCATAACGCGGTAAATGTCGGTTTAACTCATTTCATAACATGGCTTGTCCTAATGTCTTCAACGCCTTCGCGGTGGCTACTGAGTCGCTCGCGCAGGACGTCTATAAACGCGCCTCGTATCGCTCGATGTGGCTCAACATGATTGAGCGCGGCGAGTATCCTCAGGGTACGGGTCTGACCCAGACCTCGTTCTCCACCACCTCCATCGAGCCGACTGCGGCCGAGGAATGGTCGGCCATCACCCTCGCCAGCGGTAACCCCGGCGATAACGGTGGTGCTTGCGATGTCGAATACAATGACGTTCCGGTCGGTTTCAACACCGTCACTTGGAGTCCTGAGCGTTTCGCCCTCAAAGGTCCGCTCCTGTGTAAGGACGATCTGACCTTCGACCATCGCGTCGAGGCGTTCCTCCGCGTGTATTTGGAGAAGCTCTCCATCCGCGCGCAGCGTTCTTGGGAAACTCGCTATCAGAACATGTTCGCCAAGTATGCCATCAAGGCTGTGGCCGACTCGTCTTTCACTCAGGTTGAGACGATTGTTGCTGGTGTGAATGAGCTGCCCTGGATTCAGACCGGTTCCGCTGGTCAGGCTTTGAATCAGGCTACCTCCGAGCTTACGCAGGAGATGCTCGATGTCGCTGCCGCCACGCTGATCCGCAACGGTGCTACCAACCCCGATAGCTCTGGCTTCATCAGCTACAGCAGCGACGGTCCGGTGTTCCCGCTGTATATCGGTCTGGAAGCCAGCCAGCGCATCGCTCAGAACAATGCCGCTCTGCGTGAGGATCTGCGCTTCGCCGATATGGGCAGTGGCACTGGCGCGGAGTTGCTCAAGCGCATTGGCGCTAATCGGGTCATCAAGAACTTCCGGCATGTGCCGAATCTGTTCCCGCCCCGCTACACCTACGCTGGCGGCAAGTACACGCTTGTTCAGCCGTTCACCAGTGCTTCCGGCACCGGCAAAGGCACGGTGTTTGGTGTCAACCCGAGCTGGGTTACCGCCCCGTACGAAGCCGCGTTCGTCGTCACCCCGTATGTGTTCAAGTCGCACATCGTTCGCCCTGTGAACCGTGTCGGTGATTTGAGCTGGATGCCGACCAACTACATGGGCGAGTGGCAGTGGGTGACTGGTGCCTACAAGCTCGATTTGGATTGCGCCGATCCTCTGGAGAAGAAGGGCCAGCACTATGCTGAGTTCATTCATGCGCCGGAGCCGATCTTCACGAACCAGGGCATGACGATTATCTTCCGTCGTTGCACCGGCGCGCTGACCCAGATCATTTGCAGCTAACGCTGACAAACGATCATTCAAGAAATCCGCAGGTCGAAAGGCTTGCGGGTTTTTTGTTTTTGGCTATCGTCGCGGCGGTTAACTCATAGGTTGAATGTCTGTAGCAGCCTCGTTGCGAGGCAACCCCTTATCGGCCCGAAAGGCTGGTAGGGGGTTTTTCGCGTCGCATTAGCCTTGACAGTATGCGCGGCAATCTGATGCTTCCGTCATGCCGAGTTTTACTCTCCCCGAAGGCGTTGAAATTCCTGAGAATCTGAAGGAAGGCGAGGCGTTCCAGACGATGGCGACTATCGTTCTCGGCAAGAACGGAAAGGCTGAGTTCATCGAGATTGATGGCATGGCCATCCCCGGCTACGAGAAGAAGTCGAAGGGCAAGAAGCTGGCCGAGCGTGGGGAGGAGGAGGAATACGAGGAGGAGGAGGGTGCGGCTCCCGGCGGCGGCGGTTTTATTGCTGAAGTGATGCAGCGCGGTCGTGGGCCGATGGCCTAATTCAAAAGATAAAAGCGTATGTCCGACATTACATGCACTGAAACAGCGACGTTGCTAAGCGAGGTTAGTCCTCTTGGATGCCGCTCGCCGTGGGAGCGTGAGATGGCGAAGATTGCGCTTCTCAATCGCATCGCGGACGGGGCTGGTACGGCGGCGGCTAATGCTGCGTCGTTTGGAACTGTTCGTTCGGTGACGGCGTCCACGGCGATTGTGTCGAGTGATTTCGCGATTATCGCAAATTCGACATCGGGAGCGATTACGGTTTCGCTTCCACCGGCTGCTACGGCGGTTGGTCGTATCTTTTTCGTGAAGCGGGTGAATGCTGGCGCGAACAATGTGACTGTCGATCCGTTTGGTAGTGAAACGATTGATGGAGCAGCGACTCATGTTTTGACCGCTCAATGGCAGAGGGTTGAATTCATAAGCAACGGAACAGCGTGGTTCATCATAGCTCACCAATAACATGGCCGACGCATCATCCATAACCTGCACGGAGGCTGCTCAACTCATTGCGGAAGTTGCTGCAACTGGTTGCCGCTCTCCGTGGGAGATGGACATGCTTGAGCTGGCCCTTTTGAATCGCATATCGGATTCCACCGGAGGATCGGTTGGATTTCCGCTTACGGCTGATCTGACATCGATTACAGCCGATGTGACGACGATTACCGCCGATCAAACCCAATTTTAATCACCGCTTAAGAAACATCTGATACTATGGCAAAACAGACTATCAACATCGGCGCATCGCCGAACGACGGAACGGGGACGCCGCTGCGGACTTCGTTCGATTATTGCAATCTGAACTTTACGGAGCTGTACACGGCGGTCGGGCCGAGCGGCAACAACATCGTTTGTCCTGGCTCCGCCACCATCAGCGGCGATCTGACGGTGGATACGAACGTGTTGAAGGTGGATAGCGCGAATGATCGTGTCGGTATTAAGAACGCGACTCCTTCCTTTCCGTTGGACCTTACTGGAACTGGTTCAAACACTCCGTTCCGACTTCTTTCTGGAAGTGGCACTAGCATTCGTTTCGATACGAGCAGAAACGTGGGTGGAGCGAATCGAAACTGGATTTTCGGTTGCGATGAATACGCCGAAGGGACGTTTGCTCTCGCTCCTTCGACAGCTCTCGGCGGAGCCACTTTTACCAATCCGGTTTACACCGTAACAAGCGGAGGTATCCACACGTTCCTCGACGGAGTAGGCGGCACTCGGATGACCCTCAA